AAAACCAGGAATACTACCGTTGTTTATCGAGTTCATGAAATTAGGACCGTATTTCTGAACGGCACTCTTCTTCATTACATACTCTCCGCCCATTAAAACAGCAGGAACGTCATCTTTCATTCCAGACCCTCCGCTTACCATGCCTTGAATCATGCCTCCGTCAGCCTTGCCAAAAACGGAAGCCAAAACGCCTACTATACCGCCTCCTCCAATTCCGCCTCCGCCAAAACCAACCTGATTAAGAAGGTTGTTTAGTCCAGCTTTAGCCATTCCACTGGTAAAATCCAATGCAGCACTTCTCAATACATCCTTAAGACTTCCCCCACTAACTAAAGCGTCAACCATACCGTCAGATATAGTATCTACAAACTGTTTAGCACCAGAAACAAGATTTTCTTTTATGTTTCTTGTTGCGTCTTCGCTTGAAACCCCTAAAGACTGGAACATTTGTGATAGAGTTTGATCCGCAGACTCTATAGTGGCTTTCATTCTATCTAATTCTGCAATTTGAGTTTGAAAACTCAATTCTGATATTTCGCCATTTTCAAAACTTTCATAAATTTTTGCTATTTGTTTGTTTATTTCTAATTTCTCAAGTTCTTTTTGTAATTGTATATCAATAGCCACTCTTGTAGCCTGATCTTTTGCAGCTATTAACTCAAGATCTCTTTGGTTTATTAGGGCGTTTCTTTCTAATTGGTATTGAGTTACCTCGTCAATACTTCTTCTTACTTGCGATACATCTAAAGAAAATAAATTATCGGAAACGTTAAAAATATCTGGGTTTGATGTTGCTCTTGGTCCTGATGTAGCTTGTATTGTAGTTTCAGGCAGAGAGTCAGACCCTACAGGTGGCAAAGGTCCAAAAGGATCTGACCCTGTTCTGTTGTTTGGGTCTCTTAAGCCAGTGGTAGTTGAAGACTCTGTCGGCGCTGGATCTACATCTGCACCTCTACCTCTAAATTCTGCCACCGCTTGTGAAAACTGTTTAGTTGCTGCTGTGAATGAGTCTACATTTACGCCAAAACCTTTTTTTGCTATTTCTATATATTCTCTTAATGCTTTAATCTGATCTCTAATAGCACCTTCTACCGAATTATCTTCGTTTGACGCTATGGAATTTAATTGAGCGCCAACGTCCCTTATCGCAGCGTCTGATACCCCTCTCTTTATTTGACTAAGCAAATCTTTTACTCTTTGATCTCCGATTATCCCTTGCTCTCTGGCTGTCGAAGTGAAGTTTTGCCTTATTGATTCTACAGATCTCCTTCTTTCTATTGAACTATCAAGACCTTCAGATCTTCTGTCTGAAGATCTGTTTAAAACATCAATGGTAGAAGTTGCTGATGAACCTCCTCCAAAAAGAATTGAATTTCTTTCTTTTCTTTCTTGGAGTCTAGCTTTTGCTGCTTCAAGTCTTTTTATATCAGCTTTTGATGATAGCTGAGCTTCTTTCTCTGCTATCTGAAATGCTTCATTTTTTACTTTATTTATCTGCTGTAAGAGTTCTTTCTCTTTTGACAAGAGTAATGTTTTAGCGTCTTCAATATTGGTTATGGCTTCGCTTGTTTTTAATTGCTCATCTAACAATCTAACTATATTTTCGACCTCTGCTTGTTGTGATGACAGAGCTGGTATTGATAGCAATTGATCTTCTAAAATCTCCCTAGTATATTGACCACTATTTATAAGCTCTTCAGATATTTGTTGTACTATTTTCTTATACTGCCTAGCTTTACCTTCGTCCAACTCTCCAAGACTGTCAGCTCCCAAAAGGCTTTTTACACTTGAATTTGAAGTTAAGAAATCAGATGAAGTCTTAGCTAAAGATGCTCTTTTTTTTCTTATTATTTCAATACCATTTATCTCATCCTGTAATTGCGATTTTCTAGATCTAGATGTAAAGGCTGAACTTTTTTCTAACTCTTTTCTAAATTCAAGTTCAGTCCTTATTGTTAATAAAGATTGTTTAGCTTCGTCGTTTCTTTTTAGTTGCTCTAAAAATATTTCCTTGTTTACTTTTAATATTTTATTTTGAAGAGCCAATCTTTTAGCATCTTCTGCATTTAGAACTTTAGTTTTCTTTACTTGGCCCTCTATAAGTTTTTCCAAAGTAGCTAGAAACCTAAGCTGTGCTGATGTTTCGTCTAATCCCCCAGCTATATCTCTTAGTACCTGTTTTTGTGCTTCTCTTATTTTTTCTACATTTGCTCCACCAAGCTGCTTTTCTGCCGTTTTGATAGCAAGTTTAATTCCTTCGTCGCTATTGAGATCAATCGCGTTTAATTGTTGTTTGGATAAAGTCGATATTATAATAGCGTTTGCCTGGCTTTGTATCTTTGGAGCTATCTTTCCAAGTTGTTCCTTCAGTTCTTTGGTAGCCTCAACTTCAATACCGCTATTAGGATCTACAAGTGTAGGTATTTTTCTGCGTAAAGTTCCACCTCCACTAACAGTCACGCTGTTAAAAGACTCATCAATACCAATCGCTCCGTTTTGATTACGGCTAGACAATCTGGTTTGAAGTCTTTGGCTATCGGAGAGAGGTGCTCCATTAGTATCTATACCCAGACTTTGAGCTCTTGTTTGCGCTCTTATATCGTTATATAAACTGTCAGCTATGTTTTTACCGCTCAAATCTCCAGATAGTATTCCTTCGGCAAGTCTATCATTAACACCAGTTAATCTTTCTTCAAGTTTCTCTAACTGATCTACTATTTTAGGTGTCTTATCTGTGAATAGAGATGCAAAGTCTTTAATGCCACCAAGAAGATCTATACCAAAACTTTTTAATATTGGGTTTAAAACTTGGAAAGCTGTAACTAATGTTCCAACTATTGGTATAAGTCTAGTAAATATGCTGACCGATTTTCCTATTATAGGAGCTAATTTAATCAGAGCGCTTCCCGATTTTCCTAGCCCGAACCCCTTTAAGCCTCCTTTACTCCCGCCTAATCGCCCAAGAGCAGCACCTCTTGATGCAATACGTGCAGTTGTACGTTTCGATCTTGATTTTGTACTAAGAGCTCCTCCGAGCTGCCCTATATCTCCACCAACCTGACCAAGCAAGCCTTGTGTAAATACAGCGCTAGACAACCCTTCCGCAGCAGCAGCTAACTTACTCCCAAAGCCCTCTGTTTCTTTACCGACTCCAGCAAATACGCTTTGTAGTAAAAATGCAGAACCAGTAAGAGCTATCATTCTATTGTTAGACTTCTCTTGAGCTAAAGCGCTTTTGCCTGCAGTTTTACCTAATTTATCAAGGTTTTTACTAACCTTCTCAGCTGATTTTGATACATTCTCTGTTTGTTTTGCTGCTGCCATGTTTGGGCCAAAACCCCCTTCGAAATTAGGAACAAAACCCCTAGCAGCATTTTTAGGTACAGCACCAGTAGGTTCATCTCTTGTGTTTGTCACAGCAAGACCATTAGGGTTCTGGCTGTTTCTTAATCCTCCGTCTTGGTTTATTCTTATCTGGTTGATTGGAACACCAGCTTCTTTTTCGCGCTGGATTGCTTCTTCTAAAGCTCCGCCTCCAGCAAAGTTAGGTATGTAACCACCAGCAGACCTAGAAGGCAGTCCTTTTCTAAGAAAAAGACCTACTGGTAAAGGAGCACCTTTTTTGCCACCGTACTCTTTTTCAAGAGCGTTGTAACCTTTTCGGTCTACGCCGTATCTCTCGCTTGCTGTTTTTCTATCTACAAATTTATTTCCAAACAGAGAATCTTTCTTAAATTGGAAAGCTGCCTCGTTACCTACTACTATATCATAAAACTTTTTGGCAGTGCTTTTTAACTGATCTGCACCAGCTTTGTTTTTAACTTCAGCGCCTCCAGAACCTTGACCATCAGGAACTCTAAATTTCTTAAAAAGGCTTGGCGACGCTGGTAAATCTATCCTCGATGTATCTGTCCTTGACTTGTAATCTCTAAATTCAGAGCTACTCATTATTGCTGATAGACCAGTTTCAAAAATACTGCCAGCAAAACCACTTAAAGCTCCTTTGTTGAAAAGATTTTTGATTTGGTTCTTTGTGGCATCTGGAACCTTATCGCTTGGGCTCAAGCCTTTGGCATAATCAAGAGCTAACCCACCAGCAAAGTTACTGAGGTTTTTTTCTAGAAAATCTATGTCTGTCTTAGATCCTTTAGCGTTTTTGCTCCTCTCTTGCTGTGATAGGCCATAGGTAGGGACGTTTACCGAGGAATAACCAGGAGCAAGGTATGTATCGGCTTCTTGCTTGCTTGTGTAACTGCCTACTTTGCCCCCTTTTTTTAATGGTCCACTAAAAAGCGTTTTATTAGGATCGTCTGAACCAGCCCCCCCGACTAAGAGTATAAATTGCCCGTTAGAGTTTACCGATGGGCCCATTCCTGGTCCTGTTTTTCCTTTTTTTGCTGCAAAGTTAGGTATAAACCCACCAGCCGCATTTATCTTCTTTGCTCCACTTGGCAAACCCATTGACTTGACCATGTCTTGGTTAAAGATGGCAGATCCACCACCAGCAAAGTTAGGAACGATATACTCACTACTATTAGCAACCATTGTTCCTTTTTTACCATTACCAAATGCAAAGTTAGGAATTACAACTGGCTTAGCTCCGCTTGATGCGCCACCAACGCCGCTATTAATATCTTTCTGCTCTGCTCCTATTGGTAAAAAACCACCAGCTCCTCTTTTTGTAGCTCCAGACCTTATTAATGGTGAAACACCAACAGAAACCTTATTTAGTTGCGAAGTTAAGGCCACCCTCTCCCTTAATGCCTTATTGAAAAACTCTGCTTGCTGAGCTCTTTTGTTTTCAGCACTTAAAGATGAATTTTCTATTTTTAAAATCTGTTCTCTTATGCTTTTGTCGCCTATTAGTGTTTGGACTATCTGAGCTTGAATTGATTGTAATTTTTGAGCTTCTTTATTAAGCCCTAAGAAAGTTTTAAAAGAATCAACGCCAAACTTTAAAAGCTGCTTGGATAATTTATAAAGTAATAGACCAAATATAGCTAGTCCGCCCTTTATTAAAGCACTACCAAGCCCTTTTGTTATGCCTCTTGCTAGCTCCCCACCTATACCTTCGCCGTCTAGTAGGTCTCTAGCTTTTTGAGCAAGATTGTTAAATATGTTTAACAGCTCTTTAAATGTATCAGTAACTCCTAATTCTCCAAGGCGATTAGCTAAATCTTGGACACTCAAAGACGTTGTATTAATAGCTGCCGATAAAGTTTGGTTAAGTATTATATTTTTCTGATAAGCTTGGTCTGTTGCATTTCTAAAGGCTTCTGTAGCTTTAATGGCTATAGATGACTCACTACTATAGTCAGACAAAGCCGCAATTAAAGGTGCAATTTGGAATCCTCCACCAATTTTTTCTGTAATACTTCTAACCTGTACATCATTTAAGTTTTCCAGTTGTTTGGCTAAGCCCTCTATTAGTTTTGTTGCTGGTAATATTTTTCCTTGAAGATCTGTAACTTGAACACCAACACTCTTTAAAAGATCTAAGTTATCAGCTCTTCCAATTCTTGTGAAGATGGTTTTAAATGAGTTACCAATAACAGCTCCACCACGCGCAGTTTTTTGCTGAACTGCTGTTATAATACCGCCAAGTTCGTCAATACTAACTCCAGCTTGTTGTGCTACAGATGCAGATCTCTTGAATCCTTCAATGAGGTCTCTTTCTGAAACTGCGAATTGGTTGGCTGCGTTACTAATTTTATTAAGAACTTCCCCAGTAGTTAGACCAGCCTTAGTAAAACTGTTAACTGCAGCAGTCAATCCAGAAACTGCATCTGCAGCGCTAATACCAGAAAGACGAGCAAGTATCATGGCATCATTAAGCCTACTTGTGACTTCTGTAGCGCTTAAACCCTGTCTAGATAATTCCAATGCAGCGTCAGCCACAGTATTAAATGTTTGCTCTGTGCCTTTAGCTATCTGAAATATCTCGTCCTTCAAGCCACTTAAACCAGATGTGCTAGTCTTGAGGATAGAGTTGATTTTAGCTAGACTCTTTTCTACCTCGATGGTTGTTGTTACTAAAGATTTAAAGGATTGTACTACCGCATTTATTAGGCCTACTGAAGCTCCAAATGCAATAACACGCGCATTCGCTGCTTGCATTGATTTACCAAACTCATCAGCTTGACCTGTTATTCTCCCCAGCGGCTGCTCTAAAGATTTTATATCTTTGGCGTTAGTGCCTAGATCTATCTTTAGATTTCTTCCAGCTTTTTTTGCTACGTTAGCAACTTGCCTTTCAAGTTTGCTTTGGTTTACTAATCTTCCTTCTAACGGTAATGATACTGATTCTGGCATGTTGGTGACCTTTTTTCCTTTAAAGGTATTACACGAAAAGTAAAATTATTTACCAGCCAATTTCATCATTTGTTCCATGGACAACTTGCCTCCAGCCTTCTTTATTTCTTCGGTAAGAGATATTTCGGTGCTATCACCAGCCAAGTCTTTAACATCTTGTGTTGTTGCCCCAAAGACCGTCGAGGCTGCAGCGTCATCGTCTATAAATTTCTTGGATTTACTTGAATCACTCTTGGATTCTGAAAATGCCAACAACCTTTCTGGATCATCTTTGATATCCTCTGGTATGTTTTCAACATGCTGAAATATGCTATGGAAAACCCTCCCAAAGACAGCCATCTTTAATTGATAAACTGACAAATCAATAAGAGGCTTACCAAAAAAATCCTTAGGGTTCTCAGAAAAAGATAAGTATAAATTAAAGAACGGCCTCAGAACAGTCTTTTGTATGTCAAGCTCATTAAATTTTTTAGCAAGATCTAATTGAATTTTCTGCAAGAGGTGCATTTCCGAATCGTCCATTTCGTCAAACTCTTGTTTGCTAAAAGCATTGTTTTCCAATTCTTCAGAATCGTATATAAAATATCTTACTATCTCACTCGAAGCCATTGCAGAAGCATAATCTTCCGCTGTTTTACCAACTATCTCTTTTCTTTTACTAAGTAAAGCAAGCCACTCTTCATTCTTTTTGTTTATTGTTTGTTGGACCGCTTCTTTTTGAGAAGGAAGAAACATACCCTCCCTTGTTTTCTTTAAGTTCTTGATCTCAAGGTCTAAAGAAGAGATCTTCAGGTCGTCATCCTCGACCCAAAGACCATCTTCTTTAACTTTCTTTAGTATAGATTCCTCAGTTTCTACACCTTTATCAATAGCTTTCTTTTTGTATTTCTCATAGTATAAATGAAGATTTCTCTGGTCTTTTATACTTGTGTGTTTCAAATATAAATCTTTACCAAAGAAATCAAATTTCGTATAACCGTCGAATATTTCACCAGCTATAGAAATGTAAAACTCTTCATTCACAACTAAGAATTAAAGAATGCTAAGTAGCTTCTTCCAAAACCTCTTCTTCTTCTTCACCATTCTCAACTTTATCAATTAGAGATTCAAACTCTTCCTGTGTTGAAGCTTGATTGAAGAACCAGAATGCCAATGTCGTAGATACTTTTTTAATTAATTCTGAATAAAAAGGGTCATCCTCCTCTTCTAATTCATAATAGAAATCTGTTTTTTCTTTAAAGTCTTCGCCTTCAAAATAAGGAATAAACTTATCTTTAGCTTCGTCATATACGTAAGTCAAGAAAAGACAATACCAAAGAAGAACTTTGTTTTGAGCTTTTACATCCGCCGTATGATCAAACAAGGATTGAAAGTTTGATTCAAAATCAACAATTTGCTTTCTGTTTACTGCGATGTCAGCTTTAACTTTGTTAAATCTTTTTTCTTGGGCTTCTGTTCTTTTTTTGATTGTTTCCAAACGCATGTATTCGTTTTGGAGTTCCAACGCTTCTGTATACATCTTCGCATAATCAGAAGAATCATCTTGACTAAACAAACCCCCAGTATCGCTGTATTTTTTACCTAGCATAGCCTTGGTAAGAATACCCTTTTTAATACAATTACTCATTTCGACCGAATATTCAAGTTCGGCTTCTTCAAGCTCTCGTCTATTAGGCCTTCTGATTTGAACCTCTACAGGCTCTTTCTTCTTGACCTTCCTTTTTGTGATAGTTTCTTCTCCAGTCTTTTTATTTTTTCTGACGGATTCTACTGTTTTTTCAACATCTCTATCGATGGTGAACTTGTATAATATTTTTTTGTCCATATTCCTTGTTTAATTAAATTTAAATGATACCTTGAAATTTTCAATTTCTTTTTCCATATTTCTTACTGATTCGTTACCGTGATCAAGAATCCTCTTTCTTATCCAAGCTAATTTTTCAGGAGTAAAATGATCAGCTGTTTTTATTACTGGATGATACTTTTTTGGTATTTCTTCATAAAGTTTTTGGTAATGAAATTCATGATCCCTTCTCATATCTTCGACCAACATTAGCATCGTTTTAAACAAGCCTGTTATCTCTTTATGAGAGCTATCATTTAGAAATTTTTTAGCATTCATACCTTTAACCTTTATTATAATACAAAAAAAAGTGTAATTTTCAATATGGGAAGCTTTTTATCTACATCACAAAAATCAGAAATCGAGCGTTTATATAATAAACTGCATGAAACTTTCGCCCAAACAATAACTGTTTACAAAAATGGCAAAAAGACTTTGATAGCTCATGATCCAAAATACAACTCTATATATGGTAGAAACAACTTTGGAAAAAGAGACAGCGTTGAGTATGAGACTCTGTCTAACACTTTTGACGCTAGAGTATATTATATAAAAACTGAAGAAGAGCTATTTAACAACGAAAATAGCCAAATCAAAGTTGTCATGCCTAAAGGTTCAGTTAAAATAATAGTTAAAAAAGAAGGTTTTGATTTTATACAGGAAGCAAGAAGGGTCGAATTCGACGGCAGGAAATTTAGCATACATACAGATGGAGCTCCATACGGCTTAACGTCCAACCTGTTTTATACATTCTTCCTAACCCCATTAGACGAAGCTAAAGATTAACATGATTAAAATTCCAAAAAGCATAATCAAAAATATAGAAAGAAAGTCTCAGAAAACAAATAAAAAAGACTATAATAAACTTTTTAAAAAAAACTTTGATAAAATAAAAGAAGAAATGATTCAGGAGTTCCTTTCTGATCCCGTTACTGTTGAATTATTGGCTGGCTCAGGATCTTCTAATTCTAGCGGCACACTAGGCGGCATCTCTAATCTTTTTGCATTTATAGGATTTAATTCGGGTGAAAACCCAATAAACCCGATATTAGATATACTTCAAAATATAAGTTACAAAGATTCAGGAGAATCAACTAAAGGCAGAAAGTTTACCGTGGCAATGCCAACTACTCAAGATATATTTTCTGTGACCCCGATGCCTTGGGCAACTGGCAGAAGTTGGGCGAAAGGCATAGAAACAGGAATATCTGGGGTTGGCTATCTACTAAATAAATCAAGCGCATCAAGTAGATCTGGTGTAGCTATACAAGCAAGGTCTAGAGTCAGAGGTGCGAGATTCAACAACAGACCTTATATTTCTGCTTTAATTAAAAAGTACAAAAAAAAGTTTAACGATCTAAAATGATAGAACAATATCATCATAAACTAACCAATTCTTTTATGCTTTGGTTTGACAATTATCTTTTAACTAAGGGTAAAGCTTATACAAATCATACTGGTGTAAACTTAGAGTTTTATGCTGACGATAGAATCGATTCTAATTATAAAGCTTATGGTAGTCCTTACAAGCAGTGGGTGATAGACTCTTCTGTAGATGGCGCTATAATACCAACTACAGTTAATGTAAACGGCTCAACCCAAGGAGATTACAACCCTGTGACGAGCGGAAGAAATGATCTGGCAATAGACTTCGACAATGGAAGAGTTCTCATGAATGGACCTTCTGAAAACCTAGAAGTAAGCTGCGATTTCTCAGTAAAAGATTTTAATCTTTATTTTGCAAATGAAACTGAAGAGGATTTAATTGTAGAAAACAAATACACAATAAACTCAAGAGTAATACCTTCTGAACTTTCCCCTATAGAGCCATACGATCAAGTTATTCCCGCTGTGTTCTTCAATACTAACACGTTCCAAAACAAAGGATTCGCCTTTGGGGGCATGGAAGAAACCACCACTACAATAACAGCTACCGTTATGTCTGAAGATAGCTATATGCTTGATGGCGTATTATCTATTTTCGCTGATTCAAAAAATGAATCTATAGCGGTAATACCAATGTCACAACACCCATTTAACGAATTCAACGATCTAAAAGATGGAACCTACAATTACAAAGAACTCGCTAATGAAAACGGGAAATGCAATGGTCTTTATGTAAATAACGTTACAACATCAAAACTTACAGATAGAGCTAGAAAATCATTATCTAACGATATATTTGTAGGATTTATAGATTTTGAAATTCAACAACATAGATTTAGACACCAATAATTTCACAATATACAAAAACAACTGTAAACATTTAAAATAATACCGTCATGTCAAGAAACAGAGTAATTTATCAATCGGAAGCCTTATTCGTAAGTAAGGATATAACCTCAACAGCTCACTATGATCACGAACAACTTCACCGTGTTCAAAGTGCTAACTACGGATTTTCAATTAACCGCCAAGACGTAAACCAGTTTGGAAACCTAGCCAGAATTGACTCTATGATTCTTGAGGCTCCTACTGTAAACTTCGATGTTAGTTATTATCCTACAAACGGATTCAACGAAAGAATTTTAGATTTCTACGTTCGCAATCAATCGCAGACACTTTCTGGTCAGTTCGCATCTGGTCATCTAGCTGCTGGTTCTGGTCAAAACTTCTACATCCTTACGGTGCCAGAAGGAAGAGATGCCAACCTAAATAGAGAGAACAATGAAACGGCAAATAGCGTTATTGGTATCGGAAATGCATTCCTTACCGACTACACTCTAGACCTTTCGATTGGATCGCTACCTACAGCTACTGCATCTTTTGAAGCATCTAACATTATCGCAGATACTACAGTTTCTGGAACACAGGGAACCTTCTCTGGTTTTAGTGGAATCATTTCACCTGCTGTTGACCCAGAAATAGGCGAACCTCTTGGTTATGATATTCAACTTCCTTGGGCTAGCGGAAACTCAAATACCGATGGAGTTGCCTCTGACGCCGATTTGGTTTCAGCTCTTCGTCCAGGAGATATTAAGATTGACATCTCTAGTTTCCAAGGAGATCTTCTTAGTAGTTTGAATAGCAACGACGGACTTCACATTCAGAGCGCTAACTTATCACTACCTTTATCTAGAACGCCAATCGAAAGACTTGGTTCCAAGTTCCCATTTGCAAGGGTTGTAGATTTCCCTGTCAACGCCACACTTTCTGTTAACGCTATTGTTAACACAATGGAAGCCCAAAACTTAGCCTCAATGATCAGCGGTTGTGGTGAAGACAACAGAAGAGACGTTACACTAACTCTTGAAGAGTGTGGTATCAACAAAACAGGAATGAGCATCCTACTTAAGGGTTGCACAATTGATTCTGAAAGTTACTCTTCAAGTATCGGTTCTAACAAGAGCGTTGACATTACCTTTTCTACCCAAATCGGTGGAACGAGAGACCAAAACAACGGCATCTTCGTTAGCGGAAGCAACTCAACTCCGATGTTCGTCCAACCTTAATCATTATAAAATCAAACATTCTTAAAATATGTCAAGAAACAGAGTAATTTATCAATCGGAATCCCTTTACGTCAGTAAGGACGCGGGATCAGCAGCATCTGGAGACCACCATGAACTCATCAGGGTTCAGAGTGCTAACTACGGATTTAGTATTAACAGACAGGATGTAAACCAGTATGGCAACCTTGCTCGTATTGACTCTCTAGTTCTAGAAGCTCCTACGGTCAATTTCGACTTCTCGTATTACGTTGGAGATGGTTTTAACGAAAAAGCCTTAGGGTTCGACGTTACATCATCCTCTCAGTTCCCAAGTGGATTCCTAGAGACAACAAGCGGTAGAAACTTTTACATCCTTACCTCTGATGAAGGTCAAGACTCAGTAACTTTTGCAAACGGAGATCCGTACAGTGTTATTGGAATTGGAAACGCATTCTTAAGCGATTATTCAGTTGACCTTTCTGTAGGAGCGCTTCCTACTGCTACAGTCTCTTTTGAGGCTGCTAACATCAACTCAAGCAACGGAACTATAGCTGGAGATACTTTCCTAAGTCTACACGCAAGTGGAGAAAGTCCTGCTATCGACATTGCAGAAGGAGATCCAATTGGACAGACAGTTGAGCTTCTCAGACCTAGAAATACAGGTCAAGACGGTCCAACTGCATTGAGGCCTGGTGACATTTACATCACATTCCCAGGTTTTAACAATACAAACGGAGGATTAGCTAAAATTGATGGTGCGGGTAAATTCCACCTTCAAAGTGCTAACTTATCAATGCCTCTTTCTAGATCACCAATCGAAAGACTTGGTTCCAAATTCCCATTTGCTCGCGTTGTAGACTTCCCTGTTAACGCTTCTCTTAGCGTTAACGCTATCGTCAGTGAACAAGAAGCCGCTAACTTGGCAAGCCTAATTTCTGGCTGCACAAGTTCTCAAGGTGAGGTTCAAGTCACAATGCAATCTTGCTCAGGCACAAATTCAATGGTATGGAACCTTAAAGGAGCTACTCTAGATTCAGAAAGCTATTCATCTAGCATTGGATCAAACAAGACTGTTGATCTTACCTTTGGAGTACAACTTGGAGGTGTTGATGACACCAATAACGGTATCATCTGTAGTGGAGCTGGTAATTCCAGACCAATCTTTACTCTTCCTGCTTAATTTAAAAGAAAACCTATAAAGTAAAAGCCCCGCGAGAGCGGGGCTTTTTTGTTGTTCAACACAACACGTTAACACTAAAAGTAATTATTTAACCATCTATTCCTGATACCTGTCTTGGCTCTGACTGATATACATTATACTTAGCAACAAGATCGTTTAAAGTAGACTTAGCGTCATTAGCTAAACCCCTGATTACTTTCGCTGTTTCATTTTTATTTGCGAATGTAACCCTACTCTCTCCATCGCTAATCGATGCCACCTCTTCTGTCGAGGTAGCAGAAGCGTCCATAATGCCTCTTAAAGCGTTTCTGGTCTTCTTGGAGTAGTAATGATGCAGATATACTTGTTTGTATATAGCTTGCGCCTCAGAATCCAAATTTGAGCCTTCTAGACAGTAGGAGGTATTTATCAAACTATTTAAAAGACCAAGGTTTGCTTCTAGCCAGGAAAGAATCGATGGCTCTGTATTTAAACAAGGATCGTTATCGAACTCGTTCTCCATTAATTCACTGGCAATATCTTTTAATACTTCCATTTATTAAATTTCTCCTAAGATTTTAATTGTCTCTGCGTGTTGAGGGTTATTAGGGTCTAATTTGATTGCGTTTGTCTTCGTAGGCATTACGTTTCTCATATTATTTCTATTGTAAGACTTAAACTCGTTTCTAAGCGCCCCTTTAAGCACTGGCCCAGATTGATATGGATTCATACCAACTCTATAAGCTAAATCTTGTAGCCCAGCCTCACTAAGACCTTTAAGCTTCTCTTCAAATACGTCTAACTCATTAGTACCAAACGGATTAATCTCGTCAACACCAAGGATAGTTTCAAGCTCTGCCATTTTCTTTGTAAACTCAGGCGTTCTTGTTTGGTTATTAGCTTTCATTTCATTAATTTCTTCAACTAGACCTTTTTTCTCTGGCTTCTCTTCTGAAACAACACTTTCCTTAACTTCTTTAGCAGCTTCATCTACAGCAGTAGATTTGATTTGCTTTTTCTTTGCTTTTTTGGATGATTTCTTCATAGGGTTTTTTTGTATTTCTGCAGATTCGTCTGAACTTTCGACGCCATACGATACATGCATTTTATTTGATTCTTGTTCTTCCATATCTCTATAATATGTTTATCTTATGATATTTACACAAAAAAAGACCACTCCGTTAAGAGTGGTCTTAAAAATTTATTTTTTAAATTTATATTAGAGGTTAGAAGCAATGATTCCAGCCAATGCACGGTTATCAAGAACCATACGACCTTCTTCGATGCCACCAAACCAACCGATCTTCTTCTGACGGATGCTGTACTGATCGTCAGCAGTCAGATTGAACTCGGAACCATTCTCTTCGTCGACGGCTACTGCCTTAACGAGGGAATCGCGTCCGCGATCAAGACCAAGCATGATTTCGTCAGCAGCTCCATTAAATACTGCGCCGCCAGTTCCATCAGCCTTGCTGTATGAAGTTGCGCCAGCAACGGTATCAAAGATTGTGTTGAACTTCTGGTTACGACCAAGCTCATTTACCTCCATGATGGAGATACCGTAGAAGTCAGGAAGACCACCACCAGCTTGATAAACAGAAGAACGCATGCCTTCAGTTCCGTATCCGTCGTCATTACCTTTGGTATTGATTGGGTTGTAAGCCATCTCACGAAGAGACTTAACTGCCTCTGGAGAGACCATGATGTCAGTGATACCACGACGTCCGCCTTCAGGAGTACCTTTGTTCCAAGCTGTGTTGATACGCTTAGCGCGTGTCAGGAGCTCGTTAAGGTCGTCGAGGAGGAAAGTACCGTCTGTAGTAGCGCGGAAAACGTGATCCTTGCCGTTTGTAGTAGCGTCAGCAACTGCACCCATGATAAGGTTAGCTGAAGTACGCTCTTGCTTAAGAAGGATTTCTTGAGCCATACGAGTGAATGTCTTGCTGATTACGTCCATGCGGCTCTTGGCTGCATAACGACGATCAAAACTTACAGCAGTATCAAGTGAGTAAGTTGCGATTTTAAGCTCAGACACAGTAGGGATAACCTGGTTTTGTGGAAGACCACCAGCAGCGCTGGTGCTATAAACTTGCACATAGTCCTCGTCAGTTACGTCATAGTACAGATCCAACGGAATCGAAGGATTGTCCTCAGAGTTGAACTGGAGAGGGGTGAAAAGGTTACTGACTACTGGTGCATTGTTGATGACTTCAGCGATAACTGGACCGATGAATTCAGCAAGTGCGACTTGTGCCTCGTAAGCAACCGAGCGGTTCTTAGAAGCCATAGCTTTAATAAGCTCGATTTGTTCTGGTGTTCTTTTAAGAGAAATTTTCATATTTATATATTTTCTAGTTATTTGTTAAGATTACAGACCAAGAGCAACAACTGCGTAATCGCCTTCCCAGGAATCGGTAATGGTTCCGCTTGAGCGGCTTCCAGTTCCAATTACTGTACCTACTTTTTCGGCTGCAGTAGCTGCACACGCAGCAACTTTACCAGCTGCACCAAGTGCGATGCCGCCTCCTACTACAAGTGCGCCATCATAGGCTGCAGATGTGATAGTAAAGACTCCGCGAGTAGCAACAGGAACAGCTTGTCCTGGAAGTACTGAGCCGAGCTCTTCAGCTTTCACTGGGTTGTAAAGAAGCTTCTCGCCGTTCTCGTCAGCCTTTGCAGTTTGACGTAGAGTGATTCCAAGAAGTGACTCACCGCTAGCAGCAGGAGCACACTCAAGGTTTACACTTGGGTATTGAGCTTTAATGAACGGATAATCAGTCTTACCGAGGTAAGAATTGTCTGAGTAACCAACTGGGTCCTTGTCGAAGTCTCCTGCGGAGACCTTAACAAATACACCAGCATCACCAGCACCTGTGTCCGTAGTGGACGCATTGACGCTAGCACCTTCAAGGGCGAAGAGATTGATTACATCATTCTCGTCGTATTGTCTAAATGGTAGAATTCTAAGTGACATATTATTTTATTTTTTTGTTAAATTATTAAGAAATTTCGATATTACTGCGATCAAAAGCTGCAGAAAACTTTTCTTTGATTGTTTGTTCGGCGCGTGAAGAGCCTTCATTTGAGTTTGCAATTGCAGCTTCGGTTGTCTCTGCGCCGTCAAGGATTTCCTCCTCGGTTTTGCTTGCGATAGCCTCTTCTGTTGGCTCAGAAGTTGGTTGAGAAATTCTCTTCTCTACCTCTTCTTGAATGCGAGCCTCTACTTGCTTTTCAAATTCAGCTTTGGCTTCCTTGCTCTTGTGCTTCCAGAGTACAACGAGCTTTTCTTCGAATGAAGCGAAAGCCTCTTCTGCTGCGTCGATATCTTTAAGTTCTTTAGCAAGAAACTCCTTGTCTTCGTCTTCAAGATCAAATTTTTGATCCAGAACGTCCATTCTCTCGTTGAAACGAGCAACTGCCTGTTCAGCTTTTTGAGCTGATTCAAATTCGGCAATTTTTGTCTGTGCCTCATCGAATTTAGACTTTAATTCTTCGACTGAAGATTTAAGTTCCGCATGTTCGGTGGCTACAGCCTCTTTTTCTTCTTGTGCTTTGGTAAGTTCTGCACGGAATTCCTCGTCTTTTTCCTTGATAGCATCAGCAAAGGTGCTAGTCATGGAGGCGATTGCTTCCTGTGAGAACTTCTTGTCGGCCAGAAGATCCTTCAGTTCGTCGATAACTTTTTCGGTTTCCATAGAATTATTCTTTTTAAGGTTTACATTAGTTTTTTCACTTTGTGAAATATTTTTATCTCTTTTGTCTTTTATTACAATAGGGTTTTCGTTGTCTGGCTTCATGTAAATACCTTTAACGTCTGCCGCTGGATTGGTTGTATAGCCAATCCCCAATGGATAAATCTTTCCTGTGATGAGCCTGTTTACAGTCTCACCCTTGTCTGTTTTGCCGCTTCCACCAAAGGAACGAAGGCATCCGACCATTTCTTCCATCTCTTCAGGATCAGAGATTATTCTTGCTTCTTCGACATATTCACTGCCAACTGCCAGCACGAAATCAGAGAAACCAACCTCCCAACTTGTCGATATGCTGTGATACATACCTTCCCTAGGATCAACTGATTTTTCTATAGCTTCTGCAAATGTTGAATTAGCTGATTTATAAACCAAAGCACCAAGAGCAATATTAAATGGTTTTGTATAACCTTCAAGCTCTTCAGCTTCCATGATTCTACTTGTTCCGTATTCGCTCCAACCTGCGCTAGCAATATGGCCTACGATTTTATCTTTATCGTGCTCTATGTTTGTAGGCTTATGTACAAAGTTTTTTGTATATTCAATAGCTGTTTTAGAATCTATTCCATCACCATTTTTATTGAATTTATTAACGACTGCAGCATTAAAGGCTACTCCAAGAAGATCAATATTATCTTCGAAGTTTACGCCGCTAGGAATAAGAGACTCTAAATTGTCTAAAGAAGCCTTAGATATAAAGGACCCTCCACCGATATCACAAGAGAAGACTTCCGCTTCAAATGTAGCTGTATATTTATATTTAGGCTCGCTCTTCTTCTTTCTTTTCATTACTATGATATAAAATTGCTGCTGAGTAATTATCTAGTTCGTGCTTAGCTGATATCTCTAAAATTTCAGGCAAGACATTAAGTTTTTGAATCTCTTCCAGGTTAGATACACAAGAAAGAGCGGTTTGTGTCCAATTTTCAATGTTTGTGGAACAAACTACTGCCTCGCATAGGCTATCAAGCATATTTTCGTTATTTTTTGTGAATCTTTTTATTTTTAATTCCTTCCTCATAACTTTTTTAATCTTTGCTCTAGCGGTTTCGAGTTCCTCTATTGTTGATTGAATGTTTTTCCTTGAATATTGTGCTTGAGAATTTTCTTGTGGTATTCCAGACGTCCCCTCTGGTCTGCCAGCTTGTCCACTGGGACCTTGATTAACTTCAGACTCTGGAGACTCAATCATCGGGACTCCCCCAACAATAGGGTTGTAAAAACCTTCTTCTCTTTCCTCAATAAACTTCTTTTGAGCTGGAGAGAGATCTTCAGGCTGCGGGAACTTTCCTGTGTTAAACATCTCCATGCCCTGTTGAGGCGTAATAACTCCAAGCTCCATTAGTCTTGTAGATACCCTCATCAATTGAGTCTCGTCTCTCATATCGATATCTTTAAAAACAGCTGTCGGATAAGACCTGAATCCCAACTCTTTTGAAACTCTCTTCATTTCTTTTTGCAAGAAGTCTGCAAGAAAAGCATTTCTCGCTTCCTTAAGTCTATCGATAAATATTTGAGCCTTTACTTGGGTAGCTCCATATTTCTCTTCACCAACAATAACATTTTGAAGCCCTTGTTTGATATCCTCGTTTAAAACTTTGTATTTTTCAGAACCTAGTACTTTATTTAAATCTGGAATAATGAACTCTGCTTTTGTTGTATAATCTGAAACTAATACCCTTCCCACACTCTCGTTTTTAAATAAACTCTGCATTGCGTTTAGATTTTGGGCGTTAATTCCTCCCTTGTCTGGCTCTGCCCCCATGGTTATAAGCAATATTACATTTTCTATTGTTCTTGTAATAGCTTGATCCATTTTCTTGAGTTCCATCTTAGCATTGATATCTTCAAGTACTGGATAACCGAAAGGTATGGCGAAAGGCTCGTAATCTTGTTTTTTATAAAAAGAATGAGACACCTTCATGGGGTCTAGTTTGATTTTTAAACCATCGGTATTATAATTTCCCTTTTTAACACTTTCTTTTACATCTTCAGGAAGAGAATCGAATATTTCCTTATCTTCCTCTGTTGATGGGTTCTGAAGTCTTGACATTTCATACTCAGAGAGTATTTTTTCATAAGCTCCGTCATTGAAAGCTGAAGCTCTAGTAGCTACAATATCATAAGGATTCATCAATATGTAACGTATAGGTACTTTGTTTTTTGCTCCGTTAGTTGGGGCAATTGATTTAATCAGTTCCGCAAAGTCGTCAGCCTTAAACTTGCCATCCAGCCTATACAAAAATATATTTCCACTTCTATAATATTCTCTGAAGTATTGATCTTTAAGGTTGCTCAGGTTAATTTTTTTAAACCACTCCGCAAAGAAGTCCCTGCTTTTTTTTGTTCCGCCCTCTAGGAATAAGTCGGTATTAGCAAACTCCGACATAATGTCTACAGCATTTCTGAATACTGAAACATTCGCGTATGCTTTCTGGCAAAGTTCTATAGCGTCCCTTACGTTAACCCCATCTGAAGCGTAGTCATATGGCAGAAGACCTCCTCTTATGCTTGAGAATCTGTCTGGCTTAACATTGTATGCAGCCCTGTTAAACCTAGTAGCTCCTTTACCAGAAGAAGTAACCCTTGAACAGGCTGCGTTAGAACTAGAATTGTAAGACGCGTCAGAAGTATAAAAAGGATCTCCCATCATGTCTGGAGAAAAGCCTTCTTGCGGTTGGCTGGGTTTCAATTCTTCTTTGTTATTAAATTTACCCCAG